CGCACTCCGGGCGACCCTCGACCAGGATCGAGCTTGAGTTCCCCGACGGGAAGATCTCCTCGCTGGTCGCGATGCCCGCGACGCCGCGCGCCGGGCACGGGCAGGTCGCGACGCTCGTGATCCTCGACGAGCACGCGCGCCACCCCTTCGCCGAGGAAGGCTGGAAGGCGTTCGTGCCGGTCATCGCCGACGGCGGCCAGATCATCATCGTCTCCACCGCGAACGGGATCGGCGGCCTCTTCTACGACCTCTGGACGAACGCCGACGAGCGCGGGATCCACACGATCTTCCTCCCCTGGAACCTGCACCCCGATCGCGACCGCAGCTGGTACGAGCGCGTCGCCCGCGCGCTCCCCGAGCACGATCGCGCCGAGCAGTACCCGCTCAACCCGGCCGACGCGTTCCTGGGGACGGCGGGCTGCTGGTTCGACACCGAGGCGCTGCAGTGGTACGCGGAGCGAACGCGCAAGCCGCTCTACCGCTTCGACTTCAAGACGAACGAGGAGGGGAACCGCGCCGAGATCGTGAAGACCCCGACCGGGCACATCCGGCTGTACGACAAACCGGAGAAGGACAAGCAATATGCCCTTTCGGCCGACGTCGCCACCGGGCGCGGGAAGGATTACTCCTCGGCGACGGTGATCGACCTGACCAACGCGAACATCGCGGCGCAGTTCCATGGCAAGCTCGACCCCGACCTCTTCGCCGAGCAGCTGCACTTCCTGGGCAAGTGGTTCAACGGCGCCTGGCTCGCGCCCGAGATGGGCGGCGGCTACGGCGAGCCGGTCGTGCTCTCGCTGCGCGACGGGCGGAAGGGGCGCCCGCCCTACCGCAAGCTCTACATGCACCAGATCGAAGACCGCCCCGACTACAAGCGGCACATCACCTACGGCTACCCGATCACGAACAAGACGCGGCCGCAGGTGATCAACCAGCTGGAGCAGTGGATCCGCGAGCGGACGCTGCCGCACCTGCCGCTTGAGGTGATCCTGGAGTGCAAGACCTTCGTCAAGCGCGACACGCTGCCCTCCCCACGCGCGGCCGAAGGGTGCAACGATGACCGTGTGATGGACCTTGCCATCGGACTCGACCTCTATCGTCAGCGGGGTCACCACGCGCGCGACGTGCGACGAAACCGCCGCAAGGGGCGCGCCTATCAGCCGGAGTCTCCGTGGCAGTAGGAGGAAACCGATGAGCGAGACATTCATGCCACCCGCCGCGCCCGCCCCCGCTCCGGGAGCACCGCTGGCGGGACCCCCGGGTGCGGCGCCCTCCGACAACCCGCTGGTCGCCGCGATGGGTGCCGGTCCCGGAGGCGCGGACACGGCGACGCTCCCGCCCGAGTTGATGGCAGCGCTCGGCGGCGGCGCGGCCCCGCCACCCCCAGGCGCAGACGGGATGGAACCAGCCTCACTCGATGCGGCGCTGGAGCACTTCCGTCTCGGCGTGCAGATGCTGCAGGAGCTTCAGGTCGCTTCGACCGACGACCAGGAGATGGGCGAGCTTCACGGGCTGATGGGGCCGGTGCAGAAGATGCTCGCCGACCGCTCCAAGCAGCAGGCCGTCGCCTCGGCGAGCGGCCCCAAGCTGGGAGGCGGCGGCGGTGGCGCGTGAGGTCGACCCGTACCGCCCGACCCACGAGTTCCCTGGCGCACTGGAGCTTGTGCTCGATGCGGTCGCGCAGGCGGAGCGCCACCACGCCTCCTTCTGCGAGAAGGTCGAGAAGCGCTACCGCGCCTACCGGGGCGTTCCCGAGAACCGCAACGAATCATCCGACAGCTGGCGCTCGAAGCTGACGACGCCGTACCTCCTCCAGACGGTGGAGGCGATGCTCGCGACGATGCTGATCCCGAAGCCGCGCTGGCAGGTCAACCCGGTGGTGCTCCCCGAGCAGGAGATCGAGATGGCGGTCGCGCGCCAGCAGACCGGCCGCCACGTCGAGATCGCGCTGGAGCGCGAGATGGACGCCGACCAGTTCGTGCTCAAGCAGCGCCCCTTCATGCAGCAGGACATGATCGTCGGGTTCACCGTCGCGAAGCTGATGTGGCGCTCAGAGCGCGGCTACCGCAAGTTCCTGGAGCCGACGATCACCCTGGTGCAGGACGGCTTTGGCAACGTCGTCGACTCGCAGCCGGGGCTTGAGGAGCGCGAGCGCGAGCTTCTCGTGCACGACGGCCCGACCTTCATCGTCCGCGACGTGCGCGACTGGATGTGGCCCGAGTCGGCGAAGAACGTGCAGGACTCGGCCTGGATCATCGACCGCGCCTGGGAGACCTACGAGTGCCTGGAGAAGAAGCAGGAGATGGGTCTCTACTCGAACGTCTCCGAGTTGAAGGAGAAGGTCGACCAGTACAAGGGCAACTCCGAGCGCGAGCAGATGCTCCGCAACGCCGAGCGCGACTCCGGCCTGATCGAGGTGCTGGAGTACTGGACGAACGACCGGGTGATCACGGTCGCGGCGCGCAACACGGTGCTGGCCGACAACCCGAACCCGTTCTGGCACGGCAAGAAGCCGTTCGTCGTCTCCTCCTCGATGCCCGACGCCTTCCAGATCCCGGGGATCTCGGTGGTCGAGTCGCTCGCGCAGATGCAGGAGTACCTCTGGTCGCTGCAGAACAACCGGCTCGACTCGATCAGGCTGCTCAACAACCTGATCACGCTGATCCGCTCGGACGTCGACGACCCCGACTCGTTCGAGTTCTACCCGGGCGCGCAGTGGTTCGTCGACGACCCCTCGCAGGTCTCGACGCTGCCGATCGACCCGAGCGTCGGGCAGGTCTCGCTGGAGGCGGAGTCGATGATCAAGGGCGACCTGCAGAACGTGATGGGCGGCCTCCCCTACGCCGGGTCGGTCAACGAGGTCAACCAGACGACCGCGACTGGGATGTCGATCGTCACCTCGATCGCCGAGCGGATGATCAAGGCCCGCACCGCGAACTACGCCTGGGCCTACGCGCAGATCGGCGAGATGTTCCTCTCGATGATGGCGCAGTTCATCCGCCAGGAGAAGGCGTACATGATCAAGGGGGAGGGGGCGAAGCCGCAGACGATGCTGCTCTCGCCGACCGACTTCCAGGGCGACTGGTCGGTGCAGGTCGACGTGATGGAGGAGTCGCTGATGCGTCAGGAGCGACGCGCCGAGGCGCAGTCGCTGATGCAGATGGCCGGGCAGCTGTCGCAGGTCGTGCCGCTCAACATGAAGGCGTTCATGACCCGCGTGCTCGACGCCTACGGGGTCGACTCACCCGAGCAGTACTTCTCGGAGGGGCAGCCTGGCGCGCCCCCGGGCGCGAACGGCGCGGCCCCGGGGATCGGGCCGGAGGCGCCCACCTCCGAGGGCGTGCAGGGGCAGATGACTCCGCAGGGGCCGCAGTCCGGGCAGACCAACCCGGCGCTCGCTGGGGCGCACGGCCTCTCGCAGTCGCCGGAGATGCTGGCCGGGATGGCCACGCGCGCCGCCTCGGGAATCGGTGGCTGACGAGAAGAACAAGGAGGTCCTTCGCCAGCGCGCCGCCCGCATCTCGTCGGTGATGAACCACCCCGGCTGGGATGAGTGGGTCGACGAGGCTAAGCGGAAGATCGACATCCTGGAACGAACTGCCGTACGGTTGGCGCTCTCCGAGGGGGGCGCCGACCAGCGCAAGCTGGACGAGATTCGAGGGTGGATCGCGGCGCTCCGCTGGACGTACCGGATGCCTGAGGCAGCCGAGCGAAAGCATGAGCGCTGGATCGAAGAGGAACTGGAGGCCACCGAATGAGCGAGCAGGAAGAGGACCAGCCGATCACCGAGGAGGAGTTCGCTCGGATGCTGGCCGAACAGGATGCGCAGGATCAGGCGCCAGAAGAAGCTGCTGTCGAGGAACCGGAGCCAGAGGCCGAGGTCGAGCCGGAGCCTCCCGAACTCGAACCCGAGGCCGAGCCGGTCATCCCCGGACGCCCGGGCGAACCCGACGAGCAGCCGGAGCTTCCCCCCGAGGAGCTAGAGCTTCCCGCCGGGGAGGAGCCTGCCGAGCACATCGCCTGGGCGCAGCGGCGCAACCTGACCGACTTCGAGTCGGCGGCGAAGCTCGCCTTCGAGCAGGAGAAGTTCCTGGGGCGCAAGTCGTCGGAGATCGAGGCGCTGCGCGAGCAGCTGCGCGAGGTCGAGCAGCAGGTCGGTCAGCCCGCGCCGCCCCCGCGCAGCGAGCAGTGGATCGCTGCGGCGCTCTCCTCGCCCGACCCGGCGCGCTACGCCTGGGAGTTGGCGGAGGCCGGGGACTGGGCGACCTACCAGCAGTACATGGGGATGTGGGAGCAGATCGTCGGCGAGAGCGTGACGATGAGCGTCCACCAACAGATCCTCACCGGACTGGAGGAGCAGGAGCAGCGCGAGCCGGACGAGCCGGGCACCCCGGAGAACGCGATCCAGGACGCGTTTGCCGCCGTCGGCGTCTACGACCTGCAGAACGACCCGCTGGTGCCGACGATCCGCCAGGTCGCCGATGAGATGGGCGGCAAGCACCCGCTC